GTAAATCCTGATAAATTAAATTTTAGTTTAGCACAAAAAAAATTTGTAGATGGCATGAATAAAATAAATAAAACAAATGTAAGTATGGCTACTTATAAAAAATGGAAATATGGAGATAAAACTATTAATTGGAAATATAAAGGAAAAATATATGATAGACCATTTGGTGTAGATCATTATTTAGATAATGATTTAGAAAAATTAAGACAAACAATGTACCATGAATTTGGACACCATGTTCATCAAATGAAATATGTAAATAAAGATACTTCTAATTATGGTATTGGGTTTATATCAAAGGTAGAATCACAAATTACTCAAATAACATCAAAAAAATACCCATCAAATTATGCTAAGAAAAATTTTCATGAATGGTTTGCAGAAAATTTTTCATTATATGAAATGGGCAAAAGAAAAGACTTAATAGACCCACAATTTATAAAACTAATAGAGGAGTTGCAATAATGACATTGTTAGAAGAAGCACAAAACATAGTAGATAAAAAAAACTTATCTGTTGATGATTACAATAGATTTGTTCAAATAGGAAAAGAACTTACAGATGAAAATGATAAGTATTTATATTCATGGTCATCAGAAGCTTTTTCTTTAAGATTACCTGAAATAGCAAAGAAAGTAGGTAATTATTCATTTATAAAAGATGAGGAATTTTGACAATTTCAAATAATACTGATAAATCAAGGATATTAACAAATAGGAGAAAAAATGTCAGATGACAAACAGGTTAATCAACCGCAAAATGATGTTCAGGTAGCTGAAGTTAAAGAAACTAAAACTGACGAAACAAAACCAAGTACAACTTTTAATCAAGAAGATGTTGATAGAATAGTCAAACAAAGATTAGAAGCTGAAAAATCAAAACATCAAAGACAGTTAGACGAAGTTAAAAAGCAAGAAGAAGAAGCTTTAAAAGCTAAACAAGTTCAAGAAGCTAAATCAAAATCAGAACTTGAAAAGCTTATGAGAGAAAGAATAGCTGAAAAAGATACTGAAATTCTTAATTACAAACAAGCAATTAAAAAAGAAAGAATTGATAATCAAATACTTTCTGTTGCTTCAAGAAATAAAGCTATATCGCCAAGCCAAGTTGTTTCTTTGTTGAAAGACGAAGTAAGATTAAATGACGATAATAGAGTTGAAATACTTGATAATAATAAAAATATTAGGTATAACTCTAAAGGCGAACTTTTAACGATTGAAGAAAAAGTAAAAGAGTTCTTAGATGCCAACCCACATTTCTCGCAAGGGTCATTGGCTGGTTCAGGGAGTCAGCAGAGCATCGGTGGTAAAACTGTAAAACCTTTCAATATTCAGGATTTAGATATGGGTAAGCCAGAAGATCGTGCTAAATATGCAGAGTATCGCAAAGAACGAGATTCAAAACCTACTCAGATTAATTTAACAAATAAATAATAAAGGACAAAAAAAATGGCAAACGAAAGCACAAGTTCTACACTCTCGGAATTATATACTGAGATTGTAGCAGAAGCATTGTTCGTAGCAAGTGAAAGATCAGTAATGAGACCACTTGTAAAGAACTATGCTATAAGTGGTGGTGGAAAGTCAGTTGAAGTTCCAATCTATGCGGCAGTTTCTGCGGCGGCGGTATCGGAAGCATCTGATTTATCTAACACAGCAATTAACCCATCTTCTGTAACTATTAGTGCATCAGAAAATGGAATTATGACTACTCTAACAGATTTAGCAAGAAATTCTGCTCCAAGAAATGTGGCGGCAGATATTGGTAAATTATTCGGAGAAGCGATTGCAAAAAAAATAGACACAGACTTAACAGCATTATTTGATGGTTTTTCATCAGTAGTAGGTAGTGCTGGAACAGAAGTAACTGTGGCTAAAATCTTTGAAGCAGTAGCAACTTTAAGACAAGCGGCAGTACCAATGCCTTTGGCTGGTGTACTGAATCCAAAGGTTGCATACAATGTGAAGAAAAACTTAACTAATACTTTTGTTAATCCTAATCCTAATGACTTAACTAACGAAGCATTAAGAACAGGATATGTTGGAAACATCGCTGGAGTTCAAATGTTTGAAACTTCAAATGTTGATGGAACTTCTGACACAGACAACTGTAAAGGTGGTATCTTCCACAAAGATGCTTTAGGTCTAGCTATGATGCAAGACTTGAAAATTGAAACTCAAAGAGATGCGTCTTTAAGAGCAGATGAAATCGTAGCAACAGCAGTTTATGGTGTTGGCGAATTACATGACTCTTATGGTGTAGAAATACTTGGAGAATCAGTAATCAACTAATAACTACTTTTCTATGGCGAGGAAACTCGCCATAGGATATAAAAGGAGATATTATGGATATAAAATTAACAAATGGGAAAAAAACCATTACTAGATCAAAAGTACAATACGAAGCTAATATAAATCATTTTACTAAAAGAGGTTTTACACCTCTTGATAAAGTCAAAAAAGAAATCAAGAAAACTACTTTAAAAGAAGTAACTGATAAAGTAGTACAATTTAAACCTAAGAAAAAAAAAACAAGGAAAAAGAAATGAAACAATTAAAAAAATATTGGAAGATGGCACAAGATAATCCTAAAGTAACTGCTGGTGTTATTATTGCTGTTGTAATTATTTGTGTATTGGTAGGTTAATATGGCTAATTTTACAGGAGCAGATGTAATAAATGCTGGGGATGTATCTAACTATCAAGCAGATATATATGAGTTTGGTATTGCGTCAGGTACTTCTGAAGTAGCATTTTTTATTACACAAACCACAAATGATATTCTAAGAGAATTAAGAACAAGATGGTGGCCTGTTTATAAATCAAATGTCTATACAGATATTACAGTATTAAACACAGTAGAAATGGTTAATACAAAAGTTAATTTAGATCAGTTTAAAAGGGCTGGTGCATATTTATTTATGTCAAGATTTTTTTTACCAGCATTAACTAAATTTAGACCTGAAGCTGATAAAGATAGATTTGAAAGAATGATTGAGTTTTATACTGCACAATACAACAAAGAAATGCAAACTATTTTAGAAGATGGTGTTGAATACGATAGCGATGCTGGTGGAACAATCTCTACAAGTGAAAGAGAAGCTTTGCATGGCTTACGAAGATTAAATAGGTAATGCTTAAAGCAAATATAAAAACAAATTCTAAAGAACTCCAAAAAAAATATAAAAGATTGGAGAAAAAACTCCCAAGACTAATTGATAAAGGACTTCTACAAGCTGGATTTCATTTATTAGATATTATCAGAACTAAAACAAGCAAAGGAATTGATTATAGAGGTTCTCCATTTGCACCTTACTCTGAGGGATATTTAAAACAATTACAAAGAGAGGGTAAAAAAACAGCAGTAGATTTATTTTATTCAGGTCGTATGATGGGTGCTTTAACTCCTAGTGGCAATACAATAAGAAAAACAGGAAAGAATATTGTTAGTGTAAATTTTTCCAATGCCCAAATGAGAAAAAGAGCATTATTTAATCAAGTATTAAATGAACCCAAAAGAGAATTTTTTGGCTTTAATCAAAGAACAGAATCCATTATACAAAAGGGATTTAATAAATTTATGATAAGACAACTTAATGCGATGAGAATATGAGTGTAAGAGAAAACATAGCGAATAATATTCAAACAGTAATAGATGCCATTAGTTCTCCTGATGTCAAACTATGTACTAGACAACCTTTTGAATTGGAAGAACTATCACAACAACAATATCCAGCAGTAATAGTACAAACTTCTGAAGAAAATAGAGATGATTTAGAATTAGGAAGTGGTGCTAAAACAAGATCAGGAACTATTGATTTTGTAATATTGGGATTTGTAAAAGGTTCTGATACCAATATAGATACATTGAGAAATGCTTTAATTACAGCTATTGAAACTGCTTTAGAAAGTGATATTACTAGAGATTCCAATGCACTTGATACAGAAGTTGTGCAAGTAGAAACTGACGAGGGTACTTTGTTTCCTGTTGGTGGAATAAGGATGGTTGTTAGATGTATGTATCAATATGATGCTGGAACACCATAGGAGAAAAATGTCAGATAAACTTATAGATAAAATACAAAAAAAAATAGATAAAATTGAACACCTACACGACAAAGAGTCTATGCTTTGCGAAGAAGTGAAAGACTTATTAGAAGAATTAAGAGAAGAAAAATCATTGGATGAAGATGAAGAAGATTTTGATGAAACTGAAATAGAAGATGAAGAATTAAATGAAGATGATATTGACGATGGAGAAGAAAAGGAATAAAAGGTAATTATGACTAAAGATATTAAAATGATAAAAGGACAAGATGAGATTTTTATAAATAAAAATAATCTTGAATATTATAAAAGTCTTGGTTATAAGCAAGTTGGTCAGCAAGAAGAAGTTGCGAAACCAAAAATAACAATAAAACAAAAAGAAAAAGATAATAAGGAGAAATAATGGCGATAGTTCATGGCAAAGAGGGTGTTATCAAAGCTGGTGGTTCTGTAATAAGTGATGTAACAGGATTTGGATTAGAAACAACAGGAGATGTTGTTGAAACAACTGCTTTAGGAGAATCGGTAAAATCTTTTACTGCTGGTACAACTGCATTTTCAGGAAATATTGATGTGAATTTTAATAGAGGAGATTCAGTACAAAATACTCTATTAGCTGGTTCACAAATTGCATTTATCTTATATCCAGAGGGTACAACTTCTGGAGATAGAACTTACACAGGTTCAGGAATTGTAACAGGAATGAGTGTTAATAATTCTTTAGATAGCATGGTAACTAAATCAATTACTTTTCAAGGCACAGGTGCTTTAACAATAGGAACTGTATAATCTGATTTATGTCAGTTATTGATCGAGTTAAAACACATTTTGAAACTCTTAAAACTATCACTATTGAAGTTGAGGAGTGGAAAGATGATAATGGAAATGCGTCTGTCTTTTATTCAGAACCATTAACTCTTGAACAAAAAAACATTATCTTTAAAAAATCAGATAACTTTCAAGACTTAAATGTTCTTGTAGATTTACTTTTAATGAAATTAATGGTTAAGGATGACAAAGGCGAATTGAAAAAAGCTTTTGAGCCTGAAGATAAATTTGCTTTAAGAAAAAAAGCAGACTCCAATGTTATTGCAACAATAGCAAATAAAATCTTGCTAGACACTAATTACGAGGATGCCGAAAAAAAGTAAGTAGCGACCCTGACATCAGGTCGCAATTAGCGGTAGCCGACAGACTTCATATTACATACCAACAAGTTTTAGATATGCCTGTAAGCCATTATAATCTTTGGTTAGCTTACTTGAAAAAAGAACAAGATGAGTATAAAAGTCAAGAGAGGATGGCTCAACATAGAAAATAATAATGGCAACACAAAAACTTAAAATAGATATAGTAGCAAAGGATAGGTCAAAACAAGCCTTAAATAATCTTCAAGCTGGTCTTGCTAGAGTTAAAAAATCTGTCTTTAATTTAAGAAATGCCTTTATAGGTTTAGGTGCTGGACTAGCAATTAGAGGAATTGTAAATGCTGGTATTCAAGTTGAAATGTTGGGTGTTCAATTAAAGAGTTTAATGGGTAGTGCTAGTGCTGGAAAAAAAGCTTTAAAAGATATACTAGATTTTGCAAAAACAACTCCATTTGAACTTAAAAATATTCAACAAGGTGTAACATCATTAGCAACAGTAAGAAAACAAGCGGCCGCGGCTGGTATAGATTTTAAAGAGTTAATGACTATCACAGGAAATACTGCAACCTTATTAGGTGGAGATTTTGCTTTAGCGGCTACACAAATTCAAAGATCATTTGGTTCAAGTATTGGTGCGGCAGATTTATTTAGAGATCGTGGTGTATCTGCTATGGCTGGTTTTACTTCTGGTGTTTCTTATAATGCTAAAGAGTCAATAAAGGGATTAAGTAAAGCATTTGGCACAGTTGGAGAGTTT